GGATGGTGTGACCGGCGCATCGGAAGCCTATCGCACAACCGACTTCCAGCTGATCAGTGAATAGTTCAATCGTGCCATCATAACCCAGGAAAAGGACTTGCAGAACGCAGGTTCTTTTCCTTTTTTCGTTTTCAACTCATTAAACAGAAAATAAATAAGGAAAAATAAATTGTTTTTGTAAAATGGCAAAAAATTCTAAAGCCTCAAATAGACTTAATGAATCCTTTATAATGACCAGTGTCGTTTGCAAAGATGAAAACGGCGCAGTCATTGACGATATGTCTTACGAGACAAATAACAAATATGTCACCTGGGAGGAAGCCATCAATGCTGCAGACGAGCAGATGCTGAAGGTTGCCAAAGAGAACGGATATGACCTCAATGACTGTGAATATGAGGACACCGATACTTCCCGCACATATTTCTTCCCTGACGGATACAGCTACACATTCTCACTGATCGAGGAAACCGAGTCCAACGAATGCGCTCATGAATCTGTTGCCCAGCGTTTCTCACGCTTGCGCAAGATGTTCGAAGGTGCCGATGAAGATAATTCGGATGACAACAAGGACAATGGCGAGAACGATGATGATAACAAGGGTGGAGATTCAGAAGAGAACAATGATAACGATGAAAACAACGACAACGATGAGAACAACGATGGCGACAATGGCGAAGACGAGGTTCTCAATATGAAAGCTGTCAAACTCAAAGTTGAAAAAGGCAGTGAAGAGGACTTGAAGAAGGAACTTATCGATGCTGGTGTCGCTGAAGATGACATTGAGATTACCACCGCCGACGATGATGAAGACGGAACCGTTCGTGTCGATGTCAATTCTGTGATGGAACTCAAGGACTATCTTGCTGGCAAGGACAACCCCGAAGGTGGCAAGTGGGATCTCGAGGAAGCCATCGGAGGAAAGATCGAGGCACAGGACGATGATTCCGATGACAATGGTGAAAGTGGTGAAAGTGGTGACGATGAAAACAAAGAAAATGACGAAACCGACGACATCGATTACGCAAACATCCCCGACTTGTTTGCCGACGATGACGAGAACAATCAATAACTTGATATTTCATCGCGAAGAGCCCTGTAACAAGAGTTGCAGGGCTTTTTGCTTTATATCAAGTCGCTAAATCTCAAAAATCAACACTTTCGAAAAGATAAATAAGAAAAAAACTAATAGAGTTAACATGTCTCAAAAGATTAATTTTTCAGATTATAACGCTTCTGGCGTGTATTTTCTTGAGATTGACAATTCGATAGTGACTGGTACTCGTGCGGAATCCCCTGCGCGTTTGGCTGTTGGCTTTAACGCTCGTGGACCATTCAACCGCCCAATATACCTTGCCAGCACGGATGATTGTGACAAGTTGCTCGGAGGTATCGACAAGAAACTTGAGCGTCGCGGCTGCTTCACCAACAGGAACATCCGCACTATGATCAGCAAGACCCCTATCTATGCAATCAACCTGCTCAACGTTGACACCAAAGACCGTCCTGGCAACCCCGACAAGGTTGGTTTCTCCCTCCTGTCGCTCGATCCTCATAAGGATTCGTCAACATTGACCACGCCTTTCGCAAACATGTACGACAGAACCAAGTTCTGGATCGCTGACGAGACCGCTTTTGTCAACAATACGTTCAAACAGGCTTCTGCCGCTATGGATGCCAGTGTGACAAAGATCGACGAGGCTGCTCTGTTCGGTATCGGTAACTGTGGAACCAAGGACATTTCCGTTATCATCCGCAAGGCTGAGAATATGACATCTTATAATGTCACCTTCCTGGATTATTTCGGAAGTGAGGATAACATCCCTTATCCTTGGATCAACAAGAACGATTTCGTTTCAGATTATTTCGTCGATGTGTTCGTCATCGCCGGTAACTGGAGTGCCGATCAGTTCCAGGTTCTCGCTGGTGACGCTGTGTGGTCGAATTACTTCACCGCCGAAGGTGTGCGTAAGGACAACTTCAAACGTTTCATCCGCCTGGATGCCGTTAACCTGCTCGCACAGTACACCGGGTGTATCCTGCCGAACTTCACCGACAAACAGGGTGTCCCCCGTTCAATCGACTATCTCGTGAACAGCAAGTCGAATGAGACTGGTCTCATCTTCGCCGTTAACGAGAAGGCTCTCGACCACATCGGACTCGATACCACCTTCGCCGACAAATTCTTCTTCGATGAAGACGGTAGCGGTAAATATGACGCCGCTGTTGACACAAAGGCTATCTTCAACCCCGATATGGTTGGACACTGCCTGAAGTCAACCGACACCAACATGAACTTCAAGTACTTCTCGGCCAACGTGAAGACTTCTGGTAAAGTGTTCTCCGTGACCTCTATCATCGACGCCAGCATCGACAGCTCGACTATGTTCACCCTGGATGCGAGCAACGGTCCCAAGGTTAACGTTGGTGACTATGTTCGCGGTAACAACGGTATGATGTGCAAGATTCTGAAGAAACGCGGTACAAAGGCTGATCCCAGCAATGAGAACAGTGCTACCATTTATCGTTACACTGTTTCTGATGTGATCCTCGATTCTTCGACGGTGAAGAGCATTGAGGTCCACAAACCTTATCAGGAGATGTACGAGACAATGACTCCGTTCGTTCTGACTGGTCTCACCATCTGCAACCGCCACATCCCTGGCTTCGACGCTTCTGGCAACATCAACAACGAGGCTGGTGTAGAGAAGATTTACGCTATGCTTGAGGATCCAGGCATCCGCAAGGGTCTCTTGAACGATGATGAAATCGATTTCCGCTATGTTGTCGATACGATGGCATTCGGTCTCGGTACCAACTGCGGAGCCAAAGAGCATCTTGCCAAGCTTGCTATGGACAAGAAACACTGCACTGCTCTTATCAACGCTCCTTCGATTTCACAATTCGCCGCTTCCGACGCTCCGTTCTTCGGTCCTGAATGGGATTCTGAACTTGATCCTCGCCCGACCTTCGATGTGTCATACATCCCCGGTGGTGGAAACCAGGATATGATTTATCCTGCCGACGTCGAATACTTCAGCCTGCCTGATACCAATGTTGGTGCAGATCACGTTGGTGTGTTCAGCTGCTACCTGAAGTATGCTGAAGGTGTGAAGACTGTTCTCGTTCCCCCTGCCGCTGACGTGTCGAACACCTTTATGAACAAGTTCACTGGTGGTGATCCTTACAAGACTGTTGCAAACCGCAACGGTGTCATCCGCAACTCTCAGGTGACTGGTGTTGAGTTCTCGTTCGACGAGACCGACCGTGGTTATCTCGAAAAGTTCGGTATCAACCCGCTTATCAGCCGCGACGGTGAAATCCTCATCTACGGCGACCGCACCGCTTATCAGATCGTTGACAGCGACCTCAACTTCCTCCATGTCCGCGAGCTTTTGAACACCATTCAGATCAGCTGCAAGAAGGTGCTGCAGGATTACGTGTTCACCTATAACGTTCCTACAACCCGCGCTGAAATCTGCACAAGAATCAATCCTATCCTCCAGGCTATGAAGGACAGCAACGCTCTTGTGAAGTTTGAAATCGAGTGCGACGAGTGGAACAACACCAAGGAAGTGATCGACAACAAGTTCTGCATCATCGACATTGGAGTCTGGATCACCCAGAACATGGAGAAGATTGTGGTGCCTATCACTCTTAACCGTTCAACCACAGCTGAATAAACATAGTATTAACAACAAGGATAAAAATAAAGAAAAATTGAGATATGCCAACAACTTCAGTAGGTTTGATGGGACTCCCTCACTTTAGGACTTCCCGCGTCTCTATGGAGATGTACGAGCCAGTTTATCTGAACCTGTTCACTGTTGATATTCAGCTCCCCGCAGCTCTTGGCTATAATACCGATGAACGCAACCTTCTTCTTGAAGGTGTGAAGAAAGTCGGCGGACTTGATACCAACAAGGTTCCTGGCACTGTTGAGCAGACTTACAAGTTTGCTACCCGTAGCTTCGCTGCCTCTGGTACTGAGAAAACCACCATCGACATCACCCTCGACTTCGAGATCAACGTCCGTGGTGCAGATACCGGTTCTCCCGATATGTACACTCTCAAAATGCTCCGTGCATGGGACGATCTTATTTGGGATCCTCTCACTGGTCGCCAGGGCTTGAAGGTGAACTATGTTGCACCTACCATGACCATCACGATGTACGACAAAGCTGACCAACCTTTCTGGCAGTGGATTTGCTACAATGTCTTCCCGACAACGAACATCACCGTTCCCGACATCGACTACAGCAAGAAGACTGAACTGTACAAGGTTACAGGTTACACTCTCCGTTGCGACTATTGGGACGAGTTCATGCTCTAAGTCTGATTTACGTCAAACCATTAAAAGAAGAGAGGTTCGAAAGAGCCTCTCTTTCTGCTTTATAGATAAATACAATGATATATCATAATTAACGCGTAAATGGCAGCATCAACTATAGAAATACTCACGAGTATCAACAGAACCGTTACGGAGATAGCAAAGGCTATGGCTCCGAAAAACAGTTCACCTGCAAGTGCAGCAGGCACTGCAAGGCTTTCACAAGGAAATGTCACTAATGCTGCTAGTTCCAATCCCGTTTCAGGTGCTGCGACTTCTCCGTCGTTGAACGTCGGATCATTCTCATCTGCTATCGCTGCTGTCCAACAAATGTCAAATATAAAGGCGAAAAACATCGCTATGTATAAGACGTTTGTCAAAGCTGTCGTGGAAAGTATGGAGCTTATTTCAAACGCCAAACTTCCAAACGAACAAGCGATAAAAGCTGTAAATGCTTCTGTTACAGGTTCTACCGAAGCATTGAAGATTATATCAGAGTTGAAAGCGTCGTCTATTAAGCGTGTCCCGAAGGTTATGGACGCCATTGTTGATATGATTGAACGCTTCAACAAGCTGAAGGTTTCTTCTGATGTTGACAAGGAGATGGCTCGTTTGTACAGAGCGACAGAATCTTCCAGAAAGATTTTCGTTTCTTTGAGCAAGATGGCTCCGTTGGCACCAATCGCGACAGCCGGGGCACTGCTTTCCATACCTGCTGTGACAGCGTTTGGTTTGCTGATGAAGGTGATGACAGCGTTCAAGTTCGACAAAAAAGATCTAGAGAAGATTAACGGTTTCACCAAATCTGCAAATGATATGGTGAAGTTTATGCTCGGAGCAACGGCTGTTGTCGCCGCGTGTATCCTTATGGCAGTTTTAGTGAAAAGCGTCGGACCGAATATACTTCTTTATGGTCTTGCTGTTCTCGGTGGTGTGCTGCTTGCTATGTCGGCGATCGTTTTCATTGTCGGTGGTATATCGAAGCTGTTGAAAAACTTCGGTATGCTGCAGGCTGTTAACGATATTGTCAAGATCATCCTTGCTATGACGCTTGTTGTTGCTGTTTGTATAGGACTCGGAGCGTTGATTTTACAAGGTGATACGGCAAAGATTATGCTTGTCGGTCTTGCAGTTCTCGGCATGGTAATCCTTGCTGTCGGATTGCTTGCGCTTGTTGTTGGATTTGTCGGAAAGCTTGTCGGTGGAAATGCTGTCCAAACAAGTATGAAGAACATTTTCGGATTCATCCTTGCTGGAGTTCTTCTTGTTTCGTTCTGTGTTGCTATAGGATATTTGATTTCAAACGACAGCTTCAAGACCGCTCTTCTCAATGGCGCTCTTGTTATGCTTGGTGTATTTGCTGGCATTATACTGCTTGCTGGTGTTGCTTGGGTGCTGGCAAAAT